AGTGTTAGCACCGAAAACTTGTTAGCGCGTCAGGCTAGCCGTGTGAACTAGGCCGCGCAGCTTCCCGGTCTCGTCGTAAACGTGAGCATGGCCCATGGTATTGGGTGGCGGACATCCGGGCGCTTTTCTTACCTGTACCCGGTCGCCCGGTCGTAGCGTAGTGCATGCGTTCCATTGGTCGATGAGCGCAGGACGGTAGGTATACCAACTATTGGCGCGTACTTTCATGTGCTTATTCTCCGATGCAATCCATTGGGAAATCGTTTTCGGCCAGTACCATATGGGCGCATTCGATGGCCGCGTCCTGCGCTTCCTGATCAGTAAAATCAGAATCCCAATAGTCCGATATATCGCAATCGGCGAGACACTCTAGTCCCATGCCAGACTGACGGATTACTTCACGATTCACTAGGCTACGAAATTGTCGATACGTGATCATGTGCTAGTTCTCCCTGTTGGTTAGGCGGCTAACTGTTCGCGAATTACTTTCATCATGCTGCGCCCGTGCGCTACATAGGCGACGACGGCTACGGACTTGTCATAACAGGCACGGCACGCGCCACACTTCCCGGCATTGGTGGCGGCATGGCATAACGTCGCGCCCGTTGGTACTTGATCAATAGCCGGGACAATGGTCGAGCCGTGAATACCCGGTACATATTCTCCGGTAACGCTATCGGATGACGGGCGAACCATGACGTTCGGCAGCGCTTGCATGCGCTTGATCACATCCGCGAATTTCGGAAACTTGTGCATTCGGGTAGGCAACCAATGCCGAACATCCGGGTTCGCTTCCATTACTTGATAAATTTTTTCGGCGAGCGCGAGCGCGTACATATCGCCCGAATCAAACCAACGGAAAAACCTATCGTTACGCAACGCGGCGACCATATCGGCGACCCATTCCGGGCGCTTCCAGTCTTCCCGGTTTTCTATGCGCGGCTCTTTAACGTTCGGATATCGGTAGTTGCCACCAACGGCATAACAACCAACGCATGCCGGGACAAGCTCACCGTCAGAACCAAAAGAGCCGGGACAAGTCTCGCGAGCCTGAAGCGACCACGAGCGAACCCCGTCAAGCTTCGATGTAGTGGATATGCGGATCATGTGTGCTAATTCCTGTTTAGTTATCGAACGACTACAGATTAACGCAAGCAGGTTGTTATGTCAACAGTTAAATGCTACGCGCCAATGCTATGCAATTGTGACTAGTAATCTGTACCGCTGCTGCTGCTACTGGTATCGGTGGCGCAAGTAATGGGCGCGAATGTGGGCGCGTGGTCGTGGGTCCCTAGCGAGACGTTGCGCGGAGCGCCAATAGACGAATGACGACACACGGGACGCACGCAAATCGACGGGTGGCGCAACGGGTCCCATCTGCACATTTCACTTTCAGGCCCCCACCCCACTTTTGCAACGCTACCCACTTGTGTTACCTTTTGTTTATGCTACATACCGGCGCGGGACCCCTACCCCGGCACACGTACTGCTACGTTGAGCCCAACACCTTTGGCAACGCCGACTGGCTACGGGCTGCGTGGTTTGGTCTGGTTTCCCACCCCGGTCGCACTTGGGGTTGCCACGTCATGCTGGAATGCGGCGCGGTATACCGGAACGTCCCGCTGCACAAGTTGGCGCATACCATCACAGGGACCCCTTGGGACCCCGCCGACGCACAGACTTGGGATTGCTACGGCATTCACTTCAGCACGACCGAGTACCCCTTTCTCGAAGGGACCCGTATCAAGACCCGGCTACGTTCCCGCCAAGAACACACCGGTACCTACCTCTTCACCGCAATCCCGATGCTGGATGGTTTCAGTCAGGAGCCGGAGCAGGGCAAGGAGTTCTACTTCGTCAAGTTAGACAACGGTCGTTATACCGCGCAGCCCACAAATCATTTGCTAGTATTGGACAAATCGTTTATTACCGAGGCCACTTGGCCGAAACTTAAGCGTCAAACTGAAGTATGGAGTGTTGACCGTGGCAACGAAATCTAAAGTGAACGCAGCGGGTAATTACACCAAGCCCGAGATGCGCAAGAAGTTGTTTAATCAGATCAAGGCATCGGCCACACAAGGCACCGCCGCAGGGCAATGGTCCGCGAGGAAAGCTCAGCTACTGGCTAAACGCTATAAAGAAAAAGGCGGCGGGTACCGAGACTAACCATGCGCTCACCACAGAAATCACTGAAAGACTGGGGCGACCAGCGTTGGACAACTAAGTCCGGCAAACCCTCCTCCAAAACCGGCGAGCGTTATCTCCCCAAAGCGGCCATTGAAGCGCTGTCGCCTGCGGAATATGCGGCAACGACTCGTGCCAAGCGAGAGGGCAAGGCCGCTGGCAAACAATTTGTAAAGCAGCCGTCCAAGATCGCGAAGAAGACCTCGCGTTATCGCTGATATGTCCGAGAAGGGCCCCACCCTCACGCTTAACGCACCCCCGGCTACGGCAACGAGCCCGCAGACGCAGAAGATCCTTGAGGATTTAAACATGCCAAGTGGTGTGAGAAGCGGCACAAGCATCAGGCTCCCCCGAAGGGCGATTGGACCATTTGGTTGATGCTTGCCGGTCGTGGTGCGGGAAAAACGCGGGCTGCGGCAGAGTGGGTATGGTGGCAAGCATTCCAAAGGCCCGAAAGCCGTTGGTTGGTGTGTGCGCCGACCTCTGCGGACATTCGTGATACGTGTTTTGAGGGTGATTCGGGGTTGATTTCGGTGATTCCGGAGCGTGCGATTAAGGAATACAACCGGTCGCTGTCGGAAATTATCTTAAAGAACGACTCGCTCATCAAAGGGATCAGTGCTGAAACGCCCGACCGGCTCCGTGGTGGCCAGTGGCATGGCGCGTGGTGCGACGAATTGGCGGCGTGGCAGTACGACCAAGAGGCGTGGGACATGATTATGTTCGCGCTTCGCCTTGGAAAACACCCAAGAATTGTGGCAACGACGACGCCGAAGCCCAAAGCGCTGATTCGTGAGTTGATTGAGCGCGATGGCGACGATGTAACGGTGGTTCGGGCGTCGACGTACGAGAACATTGCGAACTTAGCGCCGACTTTCCAGCAGCAATTGTTGAAATTTGAGGGTACGACGCTAGGTCGGCAGGAAATTCACGCCGAAGTGCTGAATCCGGAAGAGCAGGGGATCATTAAGCGCAATTGGGTCAAGTTATGGCCAGCGAAAAAGCCCTTGCCGGTGTTTGAACACATCGTTTTGAGTCTGGATACGGCGTTTACGGAGCAAACTCGCGACAAGAAAACGTCCGATGCCGACCCGAGTGCGTGTGTGGTCTTGGGTTTATTCCATCAAGAAGACAAGCCCTGCATCATGTTGCTTGATTGTTGGGAAGATCGGCTTGGGATGCCGGATTTGATCAAGCGGGTGCACAAAGAGCGTGAGGTTTATTACGGCGATGATGAGCAGCGGCCTTTAATCAAGCCGATGATTGGCCCCGGACGGGTGTTGGGGAGCGGCAGAAAGCCCGATACCATCGTGATTGAAGACAAAGGCAGCGGAATTTCGCTTCGGCAGATGCTCGCAAGAGAAGGCATCATCGCGCACGCTTACAATCCCGGCAAAGCAAGCAAACTCACGCGCCTTCACATGGTGAGTCACCTCTTTGCGAGCGGCATGGTCTGGTTTGTGGAGTCTGAGAAGCGCAAGGGTCAGGTTCGCTCGTGGGCGGAACCGCTTCTGTATCAACTTTGTGCGTTCTCCGGCGAGGGCAGCATTCGGCATGACGATTTGATGGATGCTTGCACCCAAGGTTTACGTTTCCTAGCCGACAAGGATATGATAAGTGTGAGCAAGCCCAAGCCGTTGCAGCCGAGGCTCATTGTCAATGCGCGTCCGAGGGTAAATCCGTATGGCGTCTGAAGAAATGGAAGATCCGACCGAAGAAGCCGGTGAAGAACTGGGTGAGCTTTTGGAGATTCCCGAGGATGAAGAGTCTGACGTAGAAGACACCGAGGACGGCGGTGCCATTGTCCGCTTTGGTGAAGAGACGGCTCCGGCGGCGGAGTCTGAGTTCTATGCGAACCTTGCTGAGTCGATGCCCGAAGCGGACATGGATTCGGTTGCGCAGGATTTGCTGGGTCAAATAGCCAAAGACAAGGAAGCGCGGTCAAAGCGTGACGAGCAGTATGAAGAGGGACTACGACGGACGGGACTTGGAGATGATGCACCGGGCGGCGCTTCGTTTCAGGGCGCAAGTAAAGTCGTGCACCCAATGCTCACCGAGGTCTGCGTGGACTTCTCGGCAAGGGCCATCAAGGAACTTTTCCCTCCTGAGGGTCCTGCGAAGGATTACATCTTTGGTGAAGCCACCGCTGACAAAGTAGCCAAAGCGCAGCGTAAGACAAAGTATCTCAACTGGCAGTTGACGCAGCAGATGCCCGAGTTCCGGGCGGAGTTGGAGCAACTTCTGACTCAGGTACCGCTTGGCGGTGCGCAGTACATGAAGCTCTCGTGGGACGCGAACAAGAAGCGCCCGGTTCCGCTTTATGTTGCGATTGATGATGTTTATCTGCCCTTTGCGGCAACGAATTTTTATTCTGCTGAGCGCAAGACGCACGTCCAGTACGTGACCGAGATTGAGTATCTCCAGCGTGTGCGTTCGGGGATGTACCGGGATGTGGATCTTCCGGTGGCGTCGGTTGAGCCGGAGTACTCAAAGTCCGAAACGGCCAACAACAAGATTGAAGGTCGTAACTCTAACGCCTACAACGACGATGGCCTACGCACGATCTTTGAGGTGTACGTTATCTCGGATCTGGAAGAGGAATACGGTCTAGCGCCGTACATCATTTCCATTGACAAGATCACGGGCAAGGTTCTCTCCATCTACCGAAACTGGCGGGAAGAAGACCCGACCATGGAGGAGATGCAGTGGATCATTGAGTTCCCCTTCGTCCCGTGGCGCGGGGCGTACCCCATTGGCATCCCGCAGATGATTGGCGGTATTTCGGCTGCGGCGACGGGTGCACTGAGAGCGCTTTTGGACTCTGCGCACATTGCGAACTTCCCGGGCATGTTGAAGCTCAAGGGTGGTCGCGAAGGCGGTCAGTCCGAGCGTATTGATCCGACCGAGGTGAAGGAGATCGAAGGCGGCGCGTTCTCGGACGACATCCGAAAGATTGCGATGCCGATTCCGTTCAACCAGCCTTCACAGACCTTGATGCAGTTGCTTGGCTTCTTGGTTGAAGCAGGCAAGGGCGTCGTACGGACTACGCTTGAAGACATCTCTGAGAACCAAGGCAACATGCCGGTCGGGACGCAGTTGGCCCGCATCGAGCAGGGCATGGCGGTGTTTTCTGCGATTCATGCGCGATTGCATGACGCCATGGGTCGCACGCTTAAAGTGCTGCACCGGCTCAATCAGATGTACCTTGAGGACGAAGAGGTCAAGAACGAGACGGGTGAACTGCTCGTCAAGCGTTCAGACTTTGACGGCCCGATGGATGTGGTGCCGGTCTCTGACCCCAACATCTTCTCCGAGGCCCAGCGTTACGCTCAGGTTCAAGCGATTGCCCAGCGTGCGCTCGCACTGCCTCAGGTCTATGACATCCGCAAGGTAGAGGAGCGCATTCTCAATCAATTGCGCGTTCCGAACCCCAAGGAACTACTACTGCCTGCTCCGACCCCGAAGGAGTTGAATGCCGTCAATGAAAACGTGGCTGCGACATTGGGGCGTCCGGTTAGCGCGTTCCCAGAACAAGACCATCTTGCGCACTTGCAAGTTCACCTTGATTATCTCACGAGCCCCGTTCTGGGTTCTTCTATGCTCACAGCGGGGACCATCAAGGAGCATATTGCTCTTTGGTACGCGACCCATATATTTGAGGTGGCCTCGGCTGCTGCGGGGCGAGATATTTCCGAGTTCCAAAAAGTGAAGGACAAAGAGGTCAAACGCTCATTTGACCAGATGCTGGCGGCGGCTTCTCAGCGTGTCGTACCGGATGCGCAAGAAGCGTTCTCAGCGATTCCGCAGATTGTCCAGCAGGCCATTGGAATGCTCCAAGAGATGCAGGGCATGAATGCGCCGCAAGATCCGAAAGTCGCCGCTCAAATGGCCGATGTGCAGCGCAAGGCTGCGGCGGATCAAGCGAACATTCAGGTCAAGCAGGCGGAGTTGCAGCTCGCGCAAGCCAAACTTCAGCGCGAGGAAGTTCAAACTCAGCAACGTGCGCAAGACAACATGCAGCGTGAAGCGCTTAAACAGGACCGACTCGACAAACGTCAGGCAGCGGAACTTAACGTCAAGCTGGTTACGAATCGTGAAGACAACGATACGGCCAAGCAGATCGCTGCGATGGAAGCCATCACGGGTGAAAAGGTCGGTGTTTCAACAGGTACGGGTATCAATCCTTAAGGGTGATTTATGGCAAACGATTACATGAACCAACACAAGATGCTCGCGATGGGAATGTCCGTCGATGGGCAGAAGATGAAGAACGGTGGCCCGAAGAAGGGCATGGTCGAAGGGACCAAAGGGGTAAAGGGCGACCCCAAGGCAACGCCCGCGCTAATGTCAAAGGGTAAAAAGAACGCATGATTGAACGCATCATTGATGAATTGGAGCGGGCCAAGGCTCGTGTCGCACACGACGCGATGAAGCGGCAGCTTGAGGGTAAGGATGC